ACCGAGCGAGAGCAGTTAATTCAAGCTGGTGACTACGATGTAGGTAACTGGGATGAAGCTACGGGAGGGTTAACTGAAGATGAGCTAATGATCCTTGAAGGCGAGGATCTTACTCAATACTCCGATAGTGATCAGGATGTTTATACAGAAGCTTATGGACAACGAACGCAAGAGCAGTCAGCCGCTTACAATAACTGGGCTAACTCTGAAGCTAATCAAGCGCTCTTAGCTAAGTATGGCATTGGTTCTACTATTTATAACAGCGATGGCGATACATTTCGTTGGAATGGCTCTGCCTATGTAAAAACTGAAAAAGTAGATCAATTAAACCTAACAGAATACGTTAAAGCTGGTTTAGATATTGCTTTAAGCTTATTAGGCCCTGCGGCAACAAGCGCTCTTGGTCAATACCTTTCAAGTCAAGCAACGCTAGGAAACTTAGGTGAAAATCTGCAAGTTCTTAGTCAAGTTTTTGATAGATTTGAGCAGCAAGGTTATTCAGTAAATCAGGCAGTTTCAACTCTCAACGATGCAAATGTTATTATGAACATTGCAGAAACAGTTAATGAACTAGAGGAAGGCGAAGAAAGCACTGCAGAACAAATCAATAACATTGCATCTGGAGCAATACAAATTCTTCAAGATATAGAGCCAGAGCCTGATACACCCATTGAAGATCCAGAGTTTGAAATTGACCTTCCTGAACCCACACAAGAAGAGCCTGAGCTTGATCTTCCTATAGATATAGAACCTCCAACTTTGCCAGAGCCTGAAGAAGAGCAGGAAGAAGAAACAGATATTTTTGTTGACACAGTAGCTGAAGAATCAGGCTTAGAGTCAGATACACCAATTACAGAAACTGTTTTCCCAGAATACTTTCCTGAAGAGCCAACAAGACAGCCACCAATAGATCCTAGCCGTACTCCTGATTTTCCTGGTGGGCCACCACCTATTCCAGGGCCTCAAGGAGAGACAGGCCCTGCTGGGCCACAAGGTGAAACTGGTCAGCCTGGTGAGCAAGGCCCGCAAGGCATGCCTGGACAACAAGGAGAACAAGGGCCAAGAGGTGAAACCGGAGAGACAGGCCCTCAAGGTGCGCCAGGCAGAGATGCAGATCCTGAACAAATACGGGAAATAGTTTCAGAGGTGGTTGCAGGAATTGAGTTCCCGCCTGGTGTTACGCCAGAACAAGTTTTAGAAATTATTTCAGGACAGCTTGCTAATTTACCAGCAACAACAACGCCTGAGCAGGTTGAGCAGATTGTTTCAACAGCAATTAACAATCTTAATTTGCCACCTTCTGTTACCGAAGAGCAAGTTAATGAGCTTGTAAGTAATGTACAGCAAGGTCTTGAAGCGAACCTTGAAGATATAAGATCTGAGTTAGGTACATCCATTCTTGGTGTTCAAAGAGAAGTTAGTGATGTAGAGCGCAGTCTTACAGAAGCGCTTGAAGCTGCAACACTAGGTCAGGCTACAGCATTAAGTGACGCTGAAGCACGTTTGCTTTCTCAGTTAACAGGTATTGAAGCCGACATTCTTCAGCAAATGGCTGAATCTGAGGCGGGTCTACAACAAGAATTGTTTGATGTTGGAACAAACATTAACCAAGTACGCACCGATCTTCAGTCTCAAATACAAACGACACAACAAGAAACAGCTAGAAGTTTAGAGCAGGCATCTGATGAAAGACGTCAACTACAAGAGGCTCTTATAGCAGTAGGTGGCAACGTCAACTTACTAGATGCAAGAACACGCCAGCAGTTTGAACAGTTTGGTGAGGACGTTAATGAGTTGTTTGCTGACGTTAACGTGGACATCGAAGGTTTGCGTGCAGGCCAGGTTAGTCAGCAGGAAGCATTTGAGCAGTATCAAGCTAGTGCGACAACTCAAGCGGAAGAAGCGGCAGAAGAGCGCCGTGATTTACAGCAATCAATTATCAATGTGCAAGGTGATGTTAGTCAGCTAGATGAAAACACTCGTCGCCAGTTTGAAGAGTTTGGCGGCACAGTTAACGATTTGTTTGCCGATGTAAATGTAGATATTGATGGGTTACGACAAGGGCAAGTTAGTCAGCAAGAAGCGCAACGTGATTTTGAGCAAAGCGTAACCGGCCAGTTTGGTGACATTACAGGACAGTTAGGCGCATTAGGCGGTCAGGTTGGCGGATTGATGTCAGACGTTGCTGGTATTGGTCAAGGTCTTGAAGGTCTTGGTGAAGGTGTTGCTGGACTAGGCGAAGGTTTAGGCGCTGGACTTATGGGTCTTGCCGCACAACAAGCTATGTTGCCTGGACAGATAGCGGCTGCTACTCCCATTCAACCTCAAGAGTTTAAGGAATTTAGACAGGGCCTTACTCGACGCAAGCTTGCAACGCCACTACAAATTGGCATGTTTACTGGAGGCGCTAGAAACGTATGACATACCTAAACCTTATGAACAATGTGTTGCGTAGGCTTCGAGAAGAAGAAACTACATCTGTGACAAGCACCGCTTACGTCAAGATGGTTAGTGACTTTATTAATGACGCTAAAACCTTGGTAGGTCAGGCGGCAGACTGGTCTGCACTACGAGAAACACTCACGATCTCGACGACCGCTTCGGACAACACTTATTCACTAACGGGTGGTGGCGATAACGTAAAAGTCATGTCGATGCTTAACGATACTCAAAACTGCTTTATGCACTATCAAACCAAAGACTGGTTTAACGATGCGCTGTATATATCTAACGCAGTCGAAGGTGCGCCTAAGTACTTTACCTACAACGGTTTAGACAGTAACGGCGATACTCAAATCTTGCTTGGCCCTACACCTGATGCCGTGTACAGCATTAGAGTTGATCTCACTAAAAGACAAGCTGACCTTAGTGCAGATACCGATGTGCTTTTGATACCCGCTCAACCTGTCATTCATTTAGCGGTAGCGTTACTTGCACGTGAGCGCGGTGAGACAGGTGGCACATCAACTGCGGAATACTTCCAA